ATGCCGTGACGGCGGCCCGCACCGCGGCCATGGGGGAAATTGCTCGAGCGCTCAACCTGCCGCTGTCGTTCCTGGCGGCCACCGAGGCTGGCACGCAAATCGACCTAAACGCCCAGCGTGCGCTCGTCGATCAGACGCTGCGGCCCTGGGCGAAGCGCATCGAGGCCGAACTGACGGCCAAACTGCTGCCCGGCTACCGCGTCGAGCACGACCTGCAGGAACTGCTGCGCGGCACGATGAAGGACACGGCCAAGGAGCTGTCCAAGCTCGTCATGTCTGGCGTTCTCACGCCTAACGACGCCAGGTGGTTCATCGGCATGCAGCCGGTGCAGGACCCCATGGCAGACGAACTCATGATGCGCCTGGACACGGCGGCCGGTCAGGCCGAGGTCAACGGCGACCGCGAGGACGAAGAAAGCGAGTCACCCGATGCAGATTGACCGCCGGTCGTTCGAGGTCCGCGCAGCCGTCGAGGGCAACAGCGTGTCCGGGCTGGCCATTCCCTACGGGACCGAATCCCAGCCGCTGCCTTTTATCGAGACCATCCAGCGTGGCGCGTTCGCTGCCGACATCGGCAAGCGGAACGTGTCGCTGCTCGTCGAGCACGACGGCGGGCGCGTACTGGCAGACACGCGCAGCGGCACGCTCGAGCTCGAGGAAACCGAGCGTGGAGTGACGTTCGCTGCTCGGCTGCCGGACACCCGCGACGGGCAGGACATGCGCGTGCTCCTGCGCGACGGCATCTACCAAAACATGTCGTTTGGGTTCGTGGCCGAGAAGGACGAGTGGCGCGGCGACCGCCGCACCGTCCTGACGGCCCGGCTCTACGAGGTCAGCCTTGTTCACACGCCCGCCTACGAGGCGACCGCAGCCGCGGTCCGGGCGTTTCACACTTCCACCGGGCTCGTCGCTCGGTACCTGCGGCTGCGGATTGGAGACCTGAAATGACCATGACCCCCGAGATGCTTCGTGAAAAGCGCTCGCAGCTCGTCGCTGCGTGCGAGCAGTACGCCGAAACCGCAACGCCGGACGCCGTGAAGGCGTTCGATGCTGCGGAAGAAGAAATCCGCGCCATCGACGGCCAGTTGTCGAGCCTGTCGGTGCGCAGCCGGCTGGACGCCGTCAAGGCGCAAGGGTCGCTAGTTGTGCGCCCTGACCGCCGCGGTTCGGCACCCATGACCGAGTTCCACAAGCACCTGCAGCGTCGTGATGGCACCCCGTATGAGTTGGACATCCGCACGACGCTGACCGTTGGGACGCCAGCTACTGCTGGGAACTTCACGGTCACCCAGCAAACTGGCGAGTTCATCAAGAACCTCGACTTCAACAACGTGATCCGCCAGAACGCCACGGTTCAGAGCTTCCCAACCAACCTGGACATTCCGGTCATCAATGGGCGAACCACGGTGACCGCCACGGCGGAAAGCGCCGCGTACACCGAATCCAATTTCACTACCACGAAGAAGTCATTCGTTGCCCACAAGGCGACGGCGTACACGGACGTTACGGAAGAACTCCTGAACGATTCCGTGGTCGATGTCGCTGCGGAAGTGGTCGCAGATCATGCTCGTGCGCACGGCAGGTACCGCGAGGGTAAGTACGCGACTGGTGTCGGTGGAACCACCGAAGAGGACGGCATCTTCATCGAAACCGCCTGGAACTCAACCAACCGCGTTTACACCAATGGTCCAGGCACGAGGCCGTCATTTGACGATTGCATCACGCTGTACAGCACGTTGGCACCTGGTTACCTATCGTCGGCTGTGTGGATCATGGCAGCTGGGACCTGGGGTGACCTGCTGAAGACGAAGGCAAGCACCGCAGGCTCATACCTTTATGACGGCATGAGCGGCACGATGATTCAGGACGGATCGGTCGGGCAGCTGCTGGGACGCCCTGTGTACATCTCCGAGTTTGCGCCTGTGTTCTCTGGATCGGTAGAACGTGTGATGGTGTTCTTCGGCGATCTTCGTCGCGGCTATCGCATCGTTGACCGTCAGCAGGCTGCGTTCCGTGTCAATCCGTACATCCGCTCCCTGAACGGAGAAGTTCGCTTTGAAAGCGTGTTCCGTTCAGACGCTCACATTCTGGACACCAAGGCTGGCGGCGTGATCATCGCCGGATCGGTCTGATCTGACTCCATGTGACCCCGGGCTGTGGGGGGGGACACCCCCCCCAGCCTTTTCAAAATGCCAGCACTCAACACCAGCGACATCAAGAGCCACCTGCGGATTTACCACACGCAGGACGATTCCTACATCGGCACGATCCTGCTGCCGGCGGTCCGCGAGACCGTCGAGCGCTGCACCGGTCTGGCCATGCAGGCCATCGAGCGCTCCTACAAGGTGTCCGAGGAGGGCGACACCTGGGTTGTGCTGCCGATCCAGCCGGTCAACACCAGCGGCGCCATCACTGCCGTTTACGTCGACGACGACGCCGTTACGCAGACCGCTACGCCGGAACTGCACTGGGACGGCGAACGCGTGGCGGTGCTGGTCGATGAAGCTTGGAACCGCCCGGTGACCCTGAACTGGGTTACCCTCGTTGGGGACCACTACATCAACATGCTGGCGCTGCAGCTGTGCGGGCGCCTCTACGCCGACCGCGGCGACAGCACTAACGCCATCGAGGGCAAGGCCGAGCAGATGCTGATGGCAATGCTCGGGGAGCATGGGGTGCACTGATGGTCCCGCGTGGCATGTTCCGGCACGAAATGGCGGTGCAGAACTACACCGTTGCCAGTGTTGACGCTTACGGGCAGGATGTGAAGACGTGGAACACGGCCGCGACGGTGCTCGGCTACATCGAGTCGGCCGACGGCCGAAGCATCGACTCGGTGGACATCAACCGCGGACAGACTGCGTGGAGGCTGATCCTTCCTTGGATTGACTCGGTGACCGTCAAGAGCCGGATTCTGCTGCGCGAAACGGGCAAGTCTGACCGAGTTCTCCAGGTCACCGGCGTACTAGATCCGACCCTGCGGCGCATGGAACTGCACTGCGAAGCGCTCGAGGTGACGGCATGAGTTTTCGCCGCGGCGCCACGTTCAACAGCCCGGAGCACCTGCGGGCGTACGAGCGTTTCATGCGACGCCAGGTCAACGCTTCGGAAAACCTGGGCATTATGCGGGCCGGGGCAAGTGTCCGCGCCCAGCGGGCGTTCCTGGCAGCCGAACAGGTGTTCCTGACGCTGCCCGACAGAGTCAGCCGGAACCTGTACAAGCAGCTGCTGCGGCGCAGCCTCAAGCGCCTGGCGACGACCTACAAGCAGAATTGGCTGACGCACGGGGCCACCTACCGCAGCTACGGCCAGGAAAGCCTGCGCAAGGCGGCTAGCAAGGTCATTCAGTCCATGGGCGACACCCGCGGGCTAAAGACGACCAGCCGTACAGGCTTTCGGTACAAGCGCCGGCCACGGTCGTACATCGCGCCAATCGTTGATAGCGGACGCGCTCAATGGCACGTAAAGCGGGCCACCTATCAGCAGTTCCCGCCCGAGGTCCTCAAGGAAGACCTGGCGCTGGTCATCGAGACGCAGCTGACCGAACTGGCCCGCAAGGCGCGGATGAAGGTGACGAAGAAATGAGCATCGAAACGGCCATCCGCGACCGGCTCACCAGCGACGTTGGCGTTTCCGCGCTCGTCGGCACGCGAATTAGCCCCGAATGGCGCCGGGAAGGTACGGCGCTGCCGGCCATTGTCTACAGCATCGATAGCCGGACTCCCGTGCGCACGCTGGCGCAAACGACCAGCCTGGCAGAGTTCGCCGTGTCGGTGGATTGCATCGCCGTCAGTTTGTCGGCGGCCCGGAGTCTGGCGGCTGCTGTGTCGGGAGTGCTCAACGACAACACGGGATTCACGACCGTAGACGGCACGCGCATTCAATGGAACGCCACCGACGGCGAGGACGTGGAGCGCATGGACGATCAGGAAGGCACCGACGACGGCCCGCGGGTGGTCCGTCAGACGTACCGCATTTGGGCTACAGGAGGCTAAGACATGGCATTTATTGCAAACGGCACGACATTGTCAATTACTATTGGTGCTGGAGCCGCAACCGTTGTAGACGCGAGTGACATCAACATCACGGCATCAAGCGCTACCGTCGACGCTACCGTGCTCAACTCGTTGTTTACTTTGGCTATTCAGGGGCGGCCGAACGTGACTGGATCAGCAACGATCCACACGGACAACGCCACGGCGGGAACCTTGGCAGCAAAGTTCGGCGGGGCTACGCCCGACACGTCAGCGGTGACCATTACGATCAACGCCAGCGGTGGAGCATCTGGCGGGATTGACTACACCGGAAGCGCTGTGATTACAGGATTCAACGCCACATATGCCAATGACGCAGTGCACCAAGCAACGCTGAGCTGGCAGTACGTCGGGCAAATCACTGTGAGCCGAGCAGCATGACCTGGCGCACCCTGAACAGCGAGGCGGTGGCCGGTTACCCGGCCGTGCTCGAGGTCCGGCCCATCACGGTCGGCGAGTGGCGCAAGATCGAGCAGCTGGACGACGACGCTAGGCAGTCGTTCCTGCTCGAGTCGTGCACTCGGGTGGACGGCGTGCCGGGATCGACGGCGCTCGACGTGCATGTGGCCATGGCGCTGGTCCAGGGGGTGATGGCAAACCCTTGGACTGGACCCCAGCGGACCGCATAGAGCGGCTGCTGGCGGTCCTGGCGTACGGGCTGACTCGTCAGCCCCAAACGGTGGTGGAGCCCTGGCGCAAGCCAGGGCAGACTGACTGGATGGCAACCCTCGGGAAGGTGGCAACGTGGCGAAGCTAGGACTCTCAATCGGGATCGACGCCGACGTGACCGGCCTGCGCAAGATGGGGCAGCAGGCCACGGCGCAGCTCGAGGGCATCCGCGGGCAGTTCAACCGCATGCAGGGCCTGTTTGCCGCTGGGATGGCGTCTCCGCTGTTTCAGGCCATCGGCAGCTTCTACGAGGCCAACCGCGAGGCACGCAAGACGTTGGCGGAACTTGTCCGGCCATTCTCGGCCAAAATCATCGAGGCGGAAGTGTCCGCCATGCAAGCCAAGATGGTTGCCGGGCAGCGCATGGTCGGGCTCGGCATGGACGAGATGGAGGCCGCCAGGATTAGGCGTGATGCCCAAAAGGAAATCGGCACCGGCCTCATTGCCCAAGGGCCGGGCGGCATGATTTCCAAGAGCGCCGAAAGTTTCTTCACTGCTCCTGGCGCCTACATCACCAACGCAGTGCGAGGCGTGGAAGGCGCGATCAGCCAGCGATTCCAGCAGGACATGATTGGCTGGCGAGAAACGTTCGGTGGTCAGGGCGCTACTGACATCGAGCAAATGCAGATGCAGGCCGCCGGACTCCGCAGCCAACTCGGATTTGCCATGGCAACCGGTAGTGGCGAGTCGGTCGAGTCGCTGAACCTGCAGCTGCTGCGCGTGCTCGAGCAAATCAAGCAGAACACAGATAGGAGCCGCTGATGGCGTGGCAGGTATTCAGGCAGCACAACCAGCAGTCACTAACCATCGGCATGGAGCCGACCGAGGCCGTGCACACCACCCGGTTTCTCGTGGCGCAGGACGACCCGGCCTACGTCGGGACCAGCGAGGACAGCTGGAACGTCTACAACTCGATCAAGGCACAAACTGCACCGTTCGACCAAATCGAGGCGCTTGGGACCAGGCTGGCGCTTGGCACCATCGACGGCGGCCTTGCTCAGTTCATCGTTCAGGACATCAGGGTGGAAACCCACCCCGACCGCGCCAACACCTACATGGTGACATCGATCGCCAAGGGGCCGGTGGTCGGCGTGGCGCCGTTTCGGGGCGTCAAGACGAGCCTGCAAAGTGCCGAGCGCAAGGCTTCGCAATACATCCGTCCGGCTCCGGCGTCGTTTCCAACGAACGGCACCATTACTTGGCCCCCCACCACGCTGATCGCCAGCGGCACCGTGAGCAACATCATGGGCACGCCGTTTATCCGGTCTGTCCGGCAGGAGCTGTTTCGCGTCGAGTTCTTGGTGAATGACACCAACTCGGCGCTGGGCTACACCAACGTGCCCGCAAACATCACCGAGGACCTGCTCAAGCGCAATTCGGCAGCGTTCGCCGGTTACGCCGCCGGAACCGTCCTGTTCCAGTCGTACGAGCGGCGCTACGTCAGTGACTCCGTCAGCATGGACGTGTACACGTTCCTGTACGACGAGTGGTTTCACCTCGAGCAAATCCCCATGCGCAACCCGGTAGATGGGTCCATTTGGGTCGATACCACTATTTCCGTCGGCGGTTCGACCATGAAGGCGACCGCCAGGGCGGTGTGGTATCAGGCATACCCCGACACGGCTGCATTCCACACGGCCGGCGTGATCCTGCCCACCGAAGTGCTCGACATTCTGTCCAACCCCAAGCCCGCCTGGCCATGACCGGATTCCTCCAACCATCGGTCTATGCACCTGTCGGCCAGTCTGCCGATGCGTTCAACCTCATGGTTGAGGCTGCGCAGTTCGTCACGGCCAACCGTGGCCAACTCGAGAACCTGCTGCTGCAGCGTGGGTCGGTCGTGTCCTGGCACCCCATGACAGTGACCGGCAGCACGCTGTTGACATCCAACCGGTGGACGTACACCCTGAGCAAGGCCCAGCCGCAGGCTACGCCCACCAACATCACGACCATTACCGAGACCGACGCCATTGGCGTCACGGCCTACAACCTGGCGGAGTACGGCAACACCGCAGGCACTGCGGCAGGTGGCGTGAATGCAACGCGGGCCAACGCGGCCGGGTTTACGCTGCAGCCGGTGCCCAACGGCGCTTTTGTGATGGCTGCCATGGTCTATACGGCCGCTGGGGTGACGGTGGCTCTGTTTGAGCGCATGAACCAGTATGACGGTGAGTGCGTGTCGGCCCTGACGGTTTCGGTTGACGGGGGGACCTACTGATGTCTGACCAAATCCAACTAAAGCGGTCTAGCACGGCAGGATCGGCGCCAAGCACCGCGCAGCTGCTGCAGGGCGAACTTGCCGTCAACACGGCCGACGGGATCATCTACGCTGAGGATTCGTCTGCTAGCAGCGTGTTTCGGTGGGTGCGAACGCCGACGTTTGACACGGCTGGCTATGTGCTGGAATCGACCAGCGCGACGGCCACGACCTGGGCGAACAAGTCATTCCACTGTCCGCGGCTTCCGGCCGACGGCATCGACGCATCGACCGGCTCGAACGCACGCATTTACTCGATGCCGCTGAACGCCAACGCCTGCGCGGCAGGCGGCACGCCGACGGCGAACCGTGCCTTCTATAACTTGTTCTACATTCCGCACACGGTTGGCATCAAGACCATCGCAAGCCAGACGTACGGGACTACTGGCGGCAACGTGAAGTTCGCCGTCTACAAGCCCGACGGAACCGACGGAAGACCTAGCACCCGTCTGTACGCCAGCGCGGCAATCGCTACGGGCGGCGGCTACGGCTACAACGCAGCCACCGGAACGCCGCTTGTGACACTCGCTCCCGGCCTGTATTGGGTGGCCGTGATCTACTCCACGGCGACTGGATCGTTCGGACGCATCAGCGCCAGAGCGTCTAACCCGATGGGCATATTCGACACCGCAGCGAATGACTGCATTTTCGGGCTCTACGCTGACATCGGATCACATGACCTGGCTGACCCGGCGCCGACCACATTCCGCTACAACGACGGCAGCACTAACCAGCACGTCGCCCTCATTTCAGCCTACTGACCATGCCTAAGACCTACCTGCACCACCCTGACGGCACCGTAACGGTCGAGGACACGAGGACGCCGCCGACGGTCTACCTCGAGCAGCTCGAGCGTTTGCGGGCGGCCTGCACGGCGTCCATCCTGGCTGTCGCGCCCGAGCACACCCAGCGCAACGCGGCGCTGGGCATCGTGCCGGCCGGCCCGGTGGTGGCCGACATCGCCAGCCGGCGGGACGAATACCACCTGCTCGCTGCCAGTCTGCAGGCGGCATTTGATGGCGTGGGGACCGACGCAGAGCGATGCGATGCCATGGAGGCCATCCAATGGCTAGACCCCTGACATGGCTACCCGCCATCGTCGTCGTCGTGGCGACCTCCTGCGCTGGTCCGAGCGAGCGGATTGCCGCCAACACGACCGCCGTGCGTCAACTCGCGCACAGCAGCGGCCGACGCTTCGAGCGCATCGCCAACGAGGCTGACGCCCCAGCGCCCAGCCTGCCGACGATCAAAGTGGAGGCCGTGGCCGGCCAGGGCGAGCAGGCGCGTATCCTTGACGCCGTGGACATGATCTACATGGCGCTGACAGGCGTTGAGGACCAGGTGCCCTGGTGGGTGGCCCCCCTCGTCTGGGTATGCATTGCGCTCGCCGTGCTCGGCGTCGGTTTCATCGTGTGGCATACCGGCGTCGGGCGGCTGATCAAGGGCTGGCTGGGAATCGTGACGCC